CTGCTTGTCTAATTAAATCTGAACCTGTAGAACCATATACTGCTGAACCATATGTAGATTCTGTTAATCCATATTGTGCTATATTACCTGTTACAGATAATGTGTATGCCTCTGGTTGTGGAACTTCATCATCACTAAAATCATACTCTAATAAAAAACTAGATGCTAGTGTACCACCTGGGTCTATATTCCATATGACCTTCTGCATATTTTTTCTAATACCAGGGTCACCCATAGTCATATCTGGTGAACGATATACTCCACTTATATTTACTGTGGATTCAGATTGTGTAAATACATTTCCTGATTCCTGTTGATAAACAAAACCATCATAGCCACCACTTATGATAGTTTCTACATTAGATATAAATCCGGAATCTGCACTTGAAACTTTTAGTCCTTGCATATCTGCGTATTCAAAACCAAGAGAGCCTGTATTAGGATTAGCTTTAATTACTGATATTAATCCTCTTGCAGAGTTTTCATCTTGGTCTGCACTTGTAGGAAAAAATATTCTGTATTGTGATTTACTTCTTATTACAAGTGAATTTATATTATGTGTTGTTATTTCGTTGATTCTTTTTTGTACTTGTTTAGATACTGTACCAAGTTCTGTATCGTCAATTCTTTCTGTTCCTGCAATAGTTCTAAGTCCGTCAGGTGCTAAGAATATTACATCACCACCAAGTTCCTGTATACTTCTACCATCGGTACATCCTATGTTTCTTGTAATAGGAGTTATTGCAAAGTTAGCAGATGAAGTTCCTGTTAGTTTAAATATTTTATCTTTACCAAATATTATTAAACTATTACGGAAAGTTCTAAGTCCTACAATCTCTGTATCAACTTTTATAGTTCCACCACCATTACCACTAGTAAAATCATTAGTTTGATTTGGACCCATAAAACTAATTTCTTGTATATTACTAGAGTGTCCTGCAAAAAATAAATGATTCTTAAATATTTCTACAAACTTAAAATTAGATGTTCCTGATGCATTAACTACAGTGGTGCTAAAAGATGTATTTAGTATTTGTGGATTGGATGTTCCAGTAGTAATAATAATTTTATCTGTACCATCAAAGTTAAATAATCTATGTTCGTAATTTTGTGTAGGTGTTCCTAATCCAGTAATAGTAGAAGTCCAACTTCCTGAACCTGAACTTGCTCTATTTATAGTACCACCTCTACCTGCTAAAACTACATCATTAAATATAGCAGTAAATACAACCCTCTCTGTAGATGCAGAAACTTGTGGACAAATGTTAGTATTATATTTTGTTGTTCCTAATACTTTTTTATAACCACCCTCAATGTCAGGTTCAAAGTTTCTAAGTTGTAAAGCCTCTCCAGGTGACATAGAGAAAACATCTTTATTTAAGATTAATCCTCCACCTAAACTAACAACTGAAGGTTGTACTTGTGGCATATTATGTAAAAGTTAAAACAGAAGTATTGCTTGTTGTTCTAGATGTAGTATTTAAATTAACTCTAGTATCTCTCATATACTCTTGTCTGTTTAGCATTTCTATTCTAATTCTCTCTACACCTCTTTCATATTCTGCATTTGCAATGTTTGCCATAGGAACATCATTTCTTAATTTATATAAATAATACTTTGCTCTATTGACAACTACATCTGCATAAATATCTGGTAAGTCTAATGTATCTGTAGCTGCAGATAAATCTGTATGTGTTTTAAAGTATTCGTATTCTACTGTGTATATGTCTTCGTCAGGTATCGGCGATACTCCGAAACTTAAATGGTCTTGTGTTCTATATACAAATAGTGGTTTACCATATTGAGATTCTGTATTCTTTTCATCTATCGTATATCTACTTTGGATGTACGCATCATAACTTATGTATTTTAAATTTATTGGTATTTCATCTGCCGATACTCTAACAAAATCAACTTGCATGTTAGTTTCGGTAGTAGGGTTATTTATTGTAACAAATGTTGTTTGTGCAGTTGCAACAAAGGATGTTTCTAGTATCGCACCATTGCCAAAATTTTTAACTGTTAATGTTTTGTTTAAATTTTGTGTGCCTTCTGCTACAGTTCCAACTTGAATTTTAAATGCTTGTCCTGTTCCTACAGTATCAAATGCTCTTAATGTTAATCTATATTTTTTATTTACTATTGTAGATATTGATTGTGTTACTGTTGCATCATTTAATTGTAATCTACCATTGCCTGTTGATACATATGTTGGAGTTCCATCCACAGTAGTCCAGTTATTTATATTAGATGTAAACTCTCCGTTAGTAATTAATTCTGTTGGCTTTAATCTAAAACTGTCAAAGTCTGCTTTTCTAAATGCCGTTGGAAAAGTGTACTCTTGTTGACCTGTATTTAATACTTGTGTTTCATTGACATGTAACCACGCCCATTCTATCTCAGCCATATATAATTCATTGACTGCTTTATTAATAAAGTTTTTGGCAGATGTTTGTATACCTCTACTTGAAGTAAAGTTAGAACTTGTTAGTTCTACTTCATTCAGTTCGTTTAAAGCTAAATTAGTTAATGTTAAATATGTTTTTGTTCCTGCCATTTTTTTTTCTCTATGCTATTTGTTAAATTACTAATCTCTGTTTGTGTCATACAAATCATTGCTGAACTATGTATGTTTTGTTTTGAAAACTGAAGTTCTATAGAGTCTTTTAATTTATCTTTGTATTGTGATATAAATTTATTACATACTTCTATATTTGGAAAATTTATATACTGATAAGTAAAAACTTTTGGGTACTGTTGTCCATTTAATAAAATTAATAGAACTATAAAAAATTTCATAATTTAGGAAGGGGCATTAACCCCTTCCCATTTTTACTATTATGCAATAGCTATTTTTTGTCCTTCTGAGTCGCCTTCGCCATCGAAATCAGCAAGTACACAGAATACACGGACTTTACAATCCACTGCACCTGTTGCAATTGTTATGTCGATAGTGTCAGCAGCAGCGTATACACCATAACCGACAGATGTTGTTCCCATTGAACTGTCACCTGCTCTTGCTCTGGTTACTTCCATACCTGCAGTTGCTGTTGAAGCTGAGACATATCTATCTACATCCGCTCCATCACCAAGTGCTAATGTTCCAGAGTTACCTGCGCCGTCAGCAGTTAGAACATCCATACCTGCATACAAACATAAAGTGTTTGCAGGTACTTCGATTACTTGTACAACATCACCTGATGCGTTAGTGAAAGAAGAAAAGTCTACAACTTGTGTGACCATTCTTACAGGCTTACCGATTGGTAGACTAACTGCAGAAGACTCATTATTTGTTACTGTTAAAGTTGCCATTAAATTATCCTCCTATTAGTCAATTAAAATGTGTGATAGAACTAAAGCATTTTCTCTTAATACTTTTCTACCAAACACATGTAAACCTCTAACTACATCTGAGAAAGATTCTTGGTGTCTAATTACCTCAATCTTTGCGATGTGATTAGCTGTGCATGTAGATGACATATGACCACCTAATACTTTAAAGAAGTTCGATGTTGAACTTGCTGCAAAGTTGTTTGTCATATATACATCCATGTTCATGATTTTTCCGTCAATGACCTTACCATTTCTTAATGGTTTAGCATCTCCAGATGTATCACTCATTAGTTTAGAGTTAGCTTGACCTAATTGCTCTACAAATTCAGGACCTGCTAAGAACCATCTGTTCTCTTCAGGCACATCAGCCGCATTAAGCAGTCTGTTGTGTTTTGAAATTGTATCAACTGGGTCTACTTCACTTGAACCAAAACCTACATCTTGGTCCTGTCCTGAGCCTGAATCAGCACCTAACACATGGTCTGGTGATGATGAGCTTACTCCTGCTACCATTGCTGCGATTACATTTTTGTCGTATTCATTCTTTAGTGCATAAGCACCAGAAGAAGTAGCAACACTTTCAAAGTTAATATGAGAATGTCTTTCCTCAATATCATCAACTTTAAATGAAAATGCGTTTGCTTGGTCGACTACTAATTGGATTTGGTCGTCTGTGATATCTTGTGTATCAACAACCGCACCTCTTGAGTACGCACTCACAGTAATAACAGGTTCTTTGATGATATTAACTGTATCACCGAAGTTCTCGATTTCACCTGCATAGTCTGTATTTGTAATAGCTTCTATTACAGATGCTGTTCGGAAGAACTTCTGGACTTTTTGGGAATAAATAATTGGACTAAAATTCCCGTTAGGTAAATTACTATTACCTGATACGCTTGAAAAAGCCATCTTTTTCTCCTCCTATTATTGTTATTAAAATTGATATGAATTAACTATTTATACGATTCTACCTTCTCTATGAGCCTTGTCGATTTCATCCTCAAACTTAGCATATTCATGAGGTTTCATCTTTTGGATTTTTGCCCATGACCATTGCTTTTTTTCAGAGGGTGTCTCAGATGGTTTAGTTTTAGAAACAGATTTTGCTGCTTCTTTCTTTACATCAGAGTTAGACACTTTCTTAGCAGATATACCTCTATCATACTTATACAAATCAATAACTCTCGATATCTCTTTTGCATCAAAAGATTTATCAATTATTTCTTTTATGTATTTTGGTTGACCCATAGTCCAACCTTGAAAATCATCATCGTCTGCAAGTTCTTTATAGTCGGGATGCTTTTTAGAGAGTTCAACTTCCGCCTTGTCTTTTGCAATCTGGGCTTGTTGTTTTTTAACCTCTAATAATTGTTCCTCCATATCTTGCTTAGATTTTAAGGTTGCTTCAGTGGTTAACTGCATAACAGATTCATACATCTCGGGATATTCTCTTCTCCATTCTTCTATCTCCTCTGGAGATTTAAAAACAGGTTTAGATGATATCGCCTCTATCTCTTTTTTAAGTTTTAGTATTTCATCTTTGTTCTTAGAGTTAGTTTCATCGTAATGCCTTTTTAAGTCGTCATATCGCTTCTTATAAACGGCATATTTTTCTACTCCTTCAGGGTGTTCATCTTTAGGTTTGTCCTCGTCAGGTTTTTCCTTAGACTCTTCAGTAGCTGATGTTTCGACTTCCTTCTCCATAATGCCCCTATCAGGGTGTTTGTATGGAGTTGGTTTTGCTATCTCTTCTGTTGCTTCGGAAACTTTTTCTTCTACAACTTCAGATTTTTTTTCTTCTTTTTCCATTTATTCTCCTTTGGGGTGCTGTTGGAATCAGGTCGCCCCTATATGCAGTGCCTCTATTGAGAGGGTGGCTGCGTCATTATCCCCTGACCTTGATTAGGTGTAGGGGTTTCACTTTGTGGTGAAACTGTTTGTTGTGGCTCTGGTGCCACTTGTGGTGCAGGTATTGCTTCTTGCATAATGTTACCAAAATCTGCACCAAAAACTTTTGACATAAAATTTCTAAACTGTGGTATATTTAATTGCGTAATTAATTGTTTTTCCTCTTCACTTAAATTTTGTATATTGTTAGATACTTGTTCTGTAGATATTGTTGTTTCCATATTTTATTTTCCCCTTATGTTTTTAAATGCAGATTGTAATTCACTAGCTTTTGATTTTGGTTTTGTTTTAATTCTTACTCCAGGACCTACAGGTGGCATACCTGCCATATTAACAGTATTAGAACCTTCCTTACTATACCCTACTATTTTCCCTTTACTATTTGTGTGTACTGTAAATTTTGAACCTTTAATATTAAGACTAGATTCTTTTGAATTATTTAATTCATTTTGAACTGCCTCATTTTGTCTTCTAGAAGTATCCTCCGCAATGTTTTGTTTAGTTTTAGACATTGATATTGCATCTTTAACTTCTTTTATTTTACTATCGTGTAATTTTTTCTGTTGGCTTCCGCCCATTTGAGGAGGGAATTTTTTCTTTAGTAAATCTTGTAATGCTTTAGACATTGTTTTCTGATACTCTAATTCTTTTGTGATGGTATTATTTAAATTTCCAAAGTTTTTACTAAATGTTTTTACAGTATCAGATATTTTATCTATGCCGCCTAAATCTTTAGATGTTAATGTAGGCGTATCTGTTTTAGTATCTTTTTGTGTAGTTCCTTCTTCTGCAGATTTAGTATCTGATTTTTCACTTTCTCCTGTTAAATAATTATTTACCTCGTCTGCTACAGCTTTTGCTGCTCCTATGAAACCTACCCCTTTTGTAGCCGCATCATCAACAATTTTTCCAGTTGCAATTGCTGCATCTGTAACTAGTTCTGATATTTTAGGAGATGTTGCAACTACTCTATAAAATACCCCATCATTACCTTCTACATAATCTTTGTTTAATCTTTCTTCGCCATAAACATTTAATATTCTATTTTTTTCCGCATTAGTAATTGCTTTTAATTGAGCACCTCTATTTCTGTAAGTTTGATTAACTTCAAAAACTTTATCAGCTACTGCCTTTCCATACTCTTTGCTTATGGCATCATATCTACCTGCAGTAGGTCTGTCTCTTCCTAAAACTGATGTATAACCTTCTATAACACCACTTGCACTTATTTTAGGACCAGTAAATGTCGGTCTATCTCTACCACCTCTATCTTGTTGTGGTTGTTGTTTAATAGGCTGACATACACCATCTATTAATTTAAATCCTGCAGGACAAGGGTCCATAATTGGTTTATCAGGTTCTACAGGCTGTGTAGTTGGGGGTGTTGTAGTTTCTACTTTACCTTTTCCCATATCTGGAAATTGTGTTTGGTCAAACCTAGGTAACATACCTTTTTCTATTTCTTTTAATTGTCTAGGAAATCCTTGTTCTTCTGAGCCATAAGTAATGGTTGCACTAGGTCCTTCGTATGTCGTGCCTTTAACATTCATAATACCATCGGTAGGTGTATATACTTGTTGTTCTGTCTTGACAGGTTTAACACCTGTTTTAAAAGGGAACATAATCCCTGATGATTCTTGTTCTAATACATTCGATAGTTTAGTTGCCATTATTGTTCAGTTGGTCTCGGAGGTTGAGTATTTGGTGCAACATTGCCACCTTGCCCTGGAGTCTGTGGAGTTCCAACTCCGATGTTGCCACCTCCAGACCCTTGTGGGTCTTGGTTATTTGCTCCTGCAGGTACTCCTCCAGTATTTGCCATACCGCCTTGTTGTTGGTTAACGCTTTGAGTTTGTTGATTTCCATTCATGTCTCCCATCATCTTCATAAATATTGCTGCCTTTTCTGGGTCATTAACTAATTGTTCAGGGTCTATATCCATAGACTTTGCAATCTCTTTTATAATACTGTGCCATTTTACAAAAGGTGCTAAGAACTGATTAGATGCCACTTGCATAAATGTCATTAATCTTTGTGACCTAACTTCTTTTGTCATAAGCGATGTTGTGCCTTGTGCTTTAATATTTAAATCGCCTTGTATCTCTGGCACTTCTTTATTAAACTGCATGTTCCAATGAAATAAAGTTTCACCTAATGGCTTTAATAAATAATCATCTACATTTTTAATTACTGTTTTTATATTTAGTG